GGCCAACACTTGTGGTTAAAGTTCCCACTTGTGTTGCTATGTAAGAAGTATCAATCTTATAGACACGATTCCCGCAAACAGCAAGAACGTATTGTTCGCCAGAAAGAGTCCTCATGCCACGCACTTCTGCGCCAGCGGGTAAGGTAACTTTAGTCACCAAGCCTGGCGTTGGATACAGCGCAACCACACCCCGATTACCAGGCTGTTTGGTAGGATCAATCTCTGCAAAGAAATTGATGCACTCTTGATCATCTTGGTAGATTGATGGTGCAGTATAAGAAGTGCCGACAAAACCAAAATCAGGCATTTTTTATCCTTTAACGGAAGCCGCCATCCATAATAAAACCAGCGTCTTTTGCCCTTCCAACCATCAAAGCCTCTGGATAACGTGCAATCTGCACTGGCTTCATGTTCGTGCGCTTAATAGTAGCTTTTCCTTGCGCTGCAAACGCATTGATCATTCCAATCTGAACCGCATTTGTTTTGCCATACATCGGAAGCAAACGCTCTGCCAAGCACCACCTCAAAGCCATGTTATAGCCTTCAGGAAGTGAAATCGTATCATTCAAAGTTTGAAATTGACGGAAAATTGTTTGTGTGAACAAATGCAATTCACCTTGTGATGGATTGGGGTAAACATAAATAGTCCCCAATAATTCAGAAGGTTGATAGTAAATTGCTTTTGCCCAAGGGCCATTCAATTGTTTGATGCCAATAGATTCATATTCTTCAAGGCTCAGAATTGACAAGGGATAGTCAAGATAGCCACCCGCAATGTTTGTACCGCCTTGCTGAGTTGCTACCCGCACAAAGCCTGATTCAATGTTTAAAGGACGCTCGTAATAAGCCGTAATTGTGGTGCTAGAAGCTGTTTGGCTTTGACTGACTGTGTATGTACCACCTTCATTCACATTGCCGCCAGCGCCCGTTACAAAGCCCACAATGCGTGTTCCTGATGTGATGCCTGTGCCACTCAATGTCATGCCAATGTTGATACCACCCGCTGTGACCCCATTTGCAGGGACTGTCAAAGTCGTTCCAGAAATTGAGCCTGTAAAGGTTGCACCCATTTGCCCGCTTGGGCCAATGGTGTATTGGACTTGGTTTTGAGTGGTTTGAAAAATGATCTCACTACGGTAGAAAACCATCATGTTTTCATTTGACCATTGTGCAACCATGTCATTGAGCATATCCAATGCGTCTTGCGCTTCATCAGCCGTTGGCACTTCACCAGCCGCAACAGCGCCAATGTCCTTCATGGCTCTGGTAATAATGTCAATTGGCTGAGTCATAGCAAATCCTTACGCTAATTATGCTTCTTGAGATGCTTGATAAGCAGCAATAACGTCAGCAGTGTGAACAGAAGCAGCAACGGCTTGCACCTTGGCATCTTCTGCACTGTAATCATTGCCTGGAGCAATTACACGATGCTCAAACGATTCGGCAATTTCAACATCATTTGATAAAACTGATGTTTTTACACGAACACGAATTACATCATTTTTCATGATTTCAATTAAGTCAATGGTAAATTTTGTTGTAAGCATGATTTTTCCTTAAAGTTTATTTTTCAACCCAGTTAATATTACTACTTTCAGATTCTTTAACATACATTGATGAAAGAAAACTGCCATGATTTGTCCTTATACCAAAGTCGTAATTACGTTGCCAGAATTATCAACAGAGATCACATATTGGTTTGTGTTGTCAGGTGTAGTCACAACGATGCCGTTTTTGGCGTAAACACTTTTCCATTTATTGGTTGTTGTTCCCAAAGTTCCTACTGCACTTAGCTCTGGGTAAACATTACCAGTTTCACCATCGCCAATAATGGTTCCAATACTATATCCTGCTGAATTTCTAGCAAACAATGTAATTAATCCATTTCCATCACCTGATGGGTTTACAACAGTTGCGGCAACAGAACCAAATGAAACCAAAACTTGATCACTTTTTTTGGCGTGTAATTCCAGTTGAGTAGTTGTGTTTACATCTGCCGTACCAGAATTGCCAATAACTGCAAAAACTCCACTACCAGAAGCAGACTTTTGCGTGAAGTTAAAAAGTTTTGTAGATGACCCGACAGGATTCCCACATAAAACACCCATTAACGGATCAACAACCGAGTTAACTTCGCCAGAAGTATTTACAATAACTTGTGCGCTTAGATTATTTCCGGCAACAATGATGTTATTTTTGCTCAATTGGCCTGATGTGCCGTTATTTACAAATTCAATGTCAGTGCCGCCTGTTGGTTGCTCCCAATACAAGTTATTAAACGAATTATTGATGCCTTCACAACGCAATTTGCGTTCCCACTGACCCTCTACGATGGTTCCGTAAAAGTTGATGCCGTTGGTTGTTGTGTATGTAGTGCTATTTCGTATATCAATGCAACGTGAGCCTGTTACAGTTGAGTACCCACCTAGAGAAATTTCTCCACCATATACATTAACTCCTGTGCAGAATGAGTTGACAGAATCTGTCGCATCGAACACCATGCCGTATTTACAGAATCGGACTCGGTGAGAATAGAAATCAATGTAGGAAACTCCAACACCTTCAGAGGAAAGCACCGTTCCGTAAGCATATCCTGTAATGCTAATATTTCTAAAAATACACTTTAGCGTTCCTTGAGAACCAGTACCAATAAGCTCCAATCCAGTACCAGTCAATGCGCCTGTGTTGGTGGTAGAAAATGTAGGTTTTGAAATTGTCAAATTGCTGGCGTAAACAAAATTTGCATTAACTCTTACTGCTCGTCCTGTTGCAGACGAATCATATAAAAGCAAAGCCCCGTTGCCTTCAATGACCATTGACTTGTTGATTAGCACTCCAACAGCACCAGACCCAATGTTATATGCTTTTCCACCAGTAAACTGCAATGTACCTTGGTAACTGCTTGGCATTGCCGCAATCGCTAGTGCAATGTAAGTTGATACGTCTGTCGTTTCAGTATTAGTACCAGCGGGAATAAAATCATCAACCGAAACCGGAGCGCCAGTAATCATTGAATAGGAAACTTTAGTGAGAGACATAATGATTCCTTAAACTAGCGTAATTGCACCAGCGTTATTTATCGTGATAGTTTTGGTAGTTAATCCGTCTGGACTTGTTACGGTAACACCTTTACCCACACCGTTAATAAGTAAGTTTCCTGAAGTAATATACACATTACCCGTAGGACCATCAATTTGAAATGCGGCAGTAGAAAATGTAGTACCGCCATTCGCTGTAGAAGGTATAAATTCAAATCTACTTGCCGCTGTCAGGTTGTGACCAAACTTCCAGTTGCGGTAAGTATTGGTGTTCCGCATAATGAACGAACCAACCCCATCAGCAGATGGGACGGCTGGGCCAAGGTTAATAACACCCGTACCGGTAGTTGTTGTAGACAGCGCAGTAGTATTGCCACTAGTGGATGTAAACGAGGTGGATGTAACTGCTGCGGGAGTAGTCCCGCCAATCGCACCTGGTGCGGCAAAAGTAGCACCATTTAAACTACTCGCGTTCAAGTTAGCAACATTGGTTGTGCTTGCTATAACCAAAGGTGCTGTTCCCGTTGCAATTGTAGATGTGTATTGAGTTGCACTAACTGCCCGTCCAGCGGTCAAGTCACTCACGGCAACTTTTACCGTTGTACTAGATTGAACAATAGGTAATACTTCAGTCCCTGCTAGGGGTGCTGTTGCACTGGTTAGGGCGCTAATCTTTTTATCTGCCATGATGATTCCTTAGAAATAAGTCACTTCAATCGTTGATGTGTAAGGCGGTGCAGTTGAGAATGTCAGCGTTGTGCCACTTAAAGAAAATGTGTTCTTTTGTTGATAAACGCCATTAACATAGACTTGTGTATTGTTCTCATCTGTGGGGGCGGCTGTTAACGTGAAATTAACTTGACTGCCTGTGCCTGTGAAATTATCCACATAGGCAGTCCGTCCACCAGTACCAAAAATATTGTCATAAGTTGCAATCAAAACATCCGCAGAAGTCTTGAGAACAAACTTATAAGAAAAACCCATCAGAAGCCAAATTTCACCACTAGGCACTCGGCCTGATGAATCTAAAATGATTGGATTTGTATGGGCGATATTCCCTGCGCTTGTTGTATAAGTCGCCTGTGGCGTTGTGGTTGTAGCTTGATAGGTGTAGATTTTCCCGCCAGCAAGGGGAACACCATTGTTGTCAAAGAATTGCCATCCTACGCCACCAAATGCTGAAATATTTACATTCATTTATTACTCCAAGACAATTTGGTCACCATTTTCTTGCAATAAACTAAATCCGTCTTCTTGCAAAAGATAGCCAAATACATGACCCGCCCCAAGCGTACACTTGAAACGATACATTCGGATTCCAAGACCCCGAATCATTTAGATGCCTTCACCCGCTATGACTTCAAAAGCATTAGCAGTAGCAGATTTAAACCAAACATTTGGAGGCAAAGTGAAAACTTCAACAGATTCAGGAAACATTCCAATTACGTTCTGTGATGGACTTCCCGCTGTTGGAGTTGTAACCGTTCCAATAGCTACAGTCGCACCAGTTGGATCGGCTGGTTTCCATCCAAAATAAGCTGTGCTAGTGGATAAATTGCGAATACGGTAAGAAACAGCATTGACGTTATCTTGTGTCTTGACTTGAACATCAGACGTAGTTACAAGATACGTTTGCCCTTTGGGTGAAAATGCGTTCACAGTTGACATTTTTATTCCTCAATAGGTTTAACAAATTATAGGCTTATAAAAAGAAAAAGCCACCCCTTTTGGGGGTAGCCTTTTCAATTATTTCATGCCAAATTAAGGCAAGAAACTCAGGTCATAACCGTAGATAAAAATATCAGCGGTTGCGGCAGCGCCTTGAGCTGTTGTGCAACGAATATACAAGGGTGATCCTGTAATTGATGCGGTAGAGGTTGCCGCTGTCACAACTACTGCGGTTGTCGAGTTATTACCCGACAAAGCATAAGCTGATTTAACGGCAGTTCCAGTTGCTCCTGCGCCTGTATAAACTGCAAGTTGTGCAGTTGTCAAACTGGTGCTTGCATTGGCAACAATAATGCTCTGAACGCTGACATTTCCTGCTCCCAAAATGGGGGCAATAGTGTCTGCAACAGCATTAAGGTTGACACCTTGTGCGGATGCAATCAAGCGTAAAGCCTGATTGGTTGCCAAGTTACTGGGGTGATTTGTAGATGTACTAGCTGCGCCTGGATTAGCCATGATGCGTTTCCTTTCTTAGTTAATTAAGCCGCAACTCGGCAAGCGAGTTCGGGGTATAGAGGGGCCCAGCCATACAAGACATCGACACGAGTTGGGATCGAATCGTTGTTAATTGTATATTGACGAACCACACGCATTGACAGGCCAAGTTCCTTGTCGCTTGCACGACCAGCGAACACAACGCCATCAGGCAATTCCAAGTCAGCCGTAGCCAAAGTGAACGCATTTTTGTGCATCACGATGTTCTGTGGTGACACAGTACCTGTGTTGTTGAATGGAGTCACAACAGCGGTTGCGCTTGTAGAAGTCACAACTACGTTTTGGAACTGACCACCTGTGATGACAGCGGGGCTGACAACAACGGAAGTAGTACCAGAAGTGGCAACAGTCACATCAGCAGTCACAACAAAGTTACGCAATTTGCCAGAGCCGTATGCGCTACGATTCTGGGGGTTAGCTGCATAAATTCCAGCGATCTGGATCACATCGCCTTGCTTCAAACCAGCGGTAGCGGTTGTAGCAGTCAATGCAATAGTAGACGTTGAAGCCCAACCAGTTGCCAAAAATCCAGTAGCGGTAGTGGTAGCACAGGCCAATGTAGCAGTAGAGTATGAACCAAATGTTTGGTTCACCACGTTCTGATCCATCTTCCAGTTCATACCAGCAGAGTCACGGCCCATCATGCCTTTTTGGTATTGCTTGCCGATAATATCGGAAGGAACAAACAAACCTTTCAAGCTGTCCACAATGGTTGCGCCTGTGAAAGGCTCAACGATGCAAGACCTACGACCATCACGGGGTGCGCCTTCAGCGTCCAAATACGCACCAGCGGTCAAGTAGGTGAGCAAGGATGTAGGAGGGCTACCAGCAGTACCAACGATATTGGCTGTGTTGTTCTTAGCCATTGTCAGACCGTCAAAGTCGATCTTATTGGCAACAGCTGCAACAGCGGGCTTCAACACACGGTCAGAGAACATATCCAAGGACAGAGCCAAGTCTTGTGTTGTGAACTGAGTGTCAACGTGGAACTGAGTGGACAAAGTAACGGGAACTGAAGTCTCGTTAAAGTCTTCCACATTCAGCGCTGGGCCAGATGTACCAATGAAACGGCCTGGTCTACGGACGTTCAATGTGTTACCGATCTTTGCGCCTGAAACAGCGAATTGATCATCATAATTACGGTCTACTTCGCTAGAGAAGGTCAACTCGTTTTCCAAGACCATCAACGCTTCGTTGGTGATCATGGAGATAGTAAGCAGATTATTGCTCATTTTATTTCCTTAAAAGAATGGGTTTATGTCAGCGGATTCGCCCTGCAAGTCTAGCCGCTTTCCAAGCCTGATATGAACCATGAAAATTTCCATCGGAAGTTAGATTCACATCACGCCCATTAGCCGCAGACCTGATCGGGTTGATCGGTGCTGGCGCTTTACTTTTCCCAACAACAGTCTTTGTCTGAGGCTCGGCTTTTTCAAACTGCGCCTCCAATTTCCCAATAGTTCTCAATGCGGATGTGACTGTCATGCCTTGCAGTTTCTCAGCTATCTCGGGATTCTCAGCTAAGTGGTACAGGATTCGAGGGCC